CTATAAGTCAAAAACGTGATAGAGCATATGATGCTCCTATTGAAATTCTTTCTGCAAATCAAGCAGCAGGAACAATAACATTACAAGTTGGTAAGACTGGTAATACAGATGCTCACACATTTAATTCTGGTTCAACAACTGCTGGTGCTGTGATTTCTGGTGGAAATTATACACATACATTTATTGAATCAAAACCTAATAGTATTACTAGAGGGTATAATAGTAATAATCAATTACATTCTATTCAAAACTTTAAAGTATCAAGACCTGGTCATTCATTCTCCATTGGTGATAAGTTTAAAGTTGTTGGATTAGTTACTTCTGCTTTAGTTCATGAACCAGTTCATGAATTCCAATTAAATGTTGCTAGAACATCAAATGATTACTTCTCAGCATGGCAATTTGGTGAAATAGACTTTATTGATAATATTAAGTTCATGCAAGATGGAACCAGAAGAAGGTATCCATTATTCTTGAATGGTCAATTATTGAGTTTTGAGAAAGATGAAACCGATCCATTATCTGCTCAAATAGATCTTAATGCTATTCTATTGATATTTGTTAATGGTGTAATTCAAACTCCTGATATGGCATATCAGTTCTTTGGTGGAACATCATTCACATTCACTGAAGCACCAGATGAAGGTGATAAAGTAGATATATTCTTCTATAAAGGACAAGATGGAGTCGATATTAAGATAGTTGATATTGATGAATCTATCAAACGTGGTGATGAAGTTAAGATTAATAAGCATCGTAGTATAGCAGGTACAAGAGATCAAGTTGAGGAAAGAACTGTTAAAGAAATTCTTTCTTCCGACTTAATTGAAACTGATGTTTATACTGGACCAGGTATTAATGAAAATGACTTCAAACCTCTTGATTGGATTAAGCAAAAGAGAGATAAGTTTATTAATGGTGAAATAGTTTCTAAAGCAAGAGATTCTATAGAACCACAAATTTATCCTACTGCTAAGATTATTGGTGATTTTACTAATACAACTATAGGTAAGGATGGAATCGATTCTGGTATTTTTGTTGATGATGCTCATGTATTCCAATATGAAGATTTATATAATCCAAATATAGATCCAGGTGATCGTTATTCTATTAACGTTGATCAAGTGGATGCTGTCATATATTCTCCAGAGAATAATGATTTTGAACAGGCAAACATTACTGCTACTGTTGGTAATGATGGAACTGTAGGGTCATTAACTGTAGTAGATGGTGGTAAGGGTTATGATTCAGGATCTATCAATTTATTAATTGGTGCTCCAATTGGTGTTGGTGTTGGTACAATGAATCGTGAAGAATTTGAAGTTGCTGGTGTATCAGAATTTGCTAAAGCAACTGCTACTATAGTTAATGGTAGTATAGATCCAAGTACAGTTTTAATAACAGATGCTGGTAAAGGATATAGTGTTTCTAATCCACCACAAGTTATTGTTCCTTCAGAAGCAACAGATTTTGAGAAAATAACTAAGATCACTAATGTTCAAGGTTGGACTGGTATCATTACTAAGATAGAAGCTACTACTGGAACTAATGGAAATGCTGCTCTTAAGTTTGAATATCAAGTAGAAACTAATCAATTAGCATCGGATCTTCTTGTTGGATATCCAGTATTCATCCACGATACACAAATTGGAGATGGTGCTATTTCAATAGATGCTGATGATGCTAGTGTTGTTGGTATAGGAACAACATTCTTAGATAATGTTTATAAAGTTCATCAAACTCAAGCTGTTCAAAGAACAGGTATTATAACATGTAATGTTTCTAGCACATCCAATATTTCTGGATTGATTCAAGAGGGGCAGTATGATCAAACTAACCTTGGTATTACTACTTGTTTAGGTAGAATATCTTGGGGTAGATTATATAATCCTTTAGATGGTATTGTTAGGGATGCTGACAATCCATTAACATTAACAGTTTCTGGTAAAACTACTAATTCTGGGTTATCTACTTTCCCAACAATTCAACGTAGAACCTATGATTCTAGCTCCCATAAAGGGTTGAGAAATACAGGTGCTATTAGGACTATTGTATAATGATGAAATTATGTCTATAAATAAAGAAAAAAAGTACTGTTTATAAGATGCCTGCAATTGTAACTGATCAATTTAGAATTCTTAATGCTAGTAATTTCGTAGAGAACGTCACTAACGGAAGTAATTCATATTACGTTTTTATCGGACTTGCTAACCCCAGAACACCAACAGAGACTACAAAACTCTTTGGTAGAAATTGGGATTGGAATAGCGGTGGAACACCTTCTCCTGTAGATAATTTTACAGAAGCATATCATGCTGGTGATACTGTTTTGTATGGTAAGAGAATTACTGCTGACAATATTCGTAGAGTTATCAGGAAAGTTACCTGGGAACCAAATACAAAATATGATTTTTATAGAGATGATATTAGTTTAGATAATAAAACTAAAAATACTAATGTATCAAATCTATATGCCTCAAATTATTATGTCATAAACAAAGAATTTAAGGTTTATGTTTGTATATCAAATGGTTCTAGTGGATCTAATCCAAATGGAAACATTTCTGCAGATGAACCAAATTTTACTGATTTAGAACCATCTAAAGCAGGTGGTAGTGGTGATGGATACCTTTGGAAATACTTATTTACAGTTTCTCCTGCTGATATTATAAAGTTTGATTCTACAGAGTATATTACAGTTCCCAATAATTGGGGAACATCTAGTGATCCTAGTATAAGATCTGTTAGGGAAAATGCTGATTCAGATGCTAACAGTAATCAGATTAAACATGTTTATATTGAAAATGAAGGTACTGGATATGGTCCTTTTGAAGGAAGAGAATGTGAAATTTTAGGTGATGGAAGTGGTGCTAAGGCTAGAGTTGATGCCAGTAATAATAAAATTACAAATGTTGTAGTTAGTGCTGGTGGTAAAGGTTATTCTTATGGAATAGTTGATTTGGGAACAAGTGGTTCTTCTGGAATAACAGATTCAGCAAAATTAGTTCCCATTATTCCACCATCTAGGGGACATGGTTTTGATATTTACACTGAATTAGGAACTGATAAGGTTTTGATTTATGCTAGATTTGATGATTCAACTAAGGATTTCCCAACTGATACTAAATTTGCTCAAGTTGGTATATTAAAAAATCCAACTGTTGCTGATAGTAATACTGTTTTTACTGATGGTCAATTTTCTGCTTTAGATGCAATTAAGATTGATGATACACCAGGTTCTACTGTTACTGGATCTTTAACTATTGGTGAAAAAATATCACAATTAAGAGAAGATGGAAAAACAGCAGAAGCATATGTTGCTTCATTTGATGTTGATACTAAGGTAATTAAGTACTTTAGAGATAGATCTTTAAATTATACTACTACGCAAGATCAAACAGATTATGCTGGAATTGCTAATAAAGGTCAATTCTTTGATTTTGAATCTGTTAAGACTAATGGATCACCAGCAAATAAAATTGTAGGTGAAAATGGATTTGATGGACAAGTTTATAGTTCCTTTACTGGTATTACTACAACTAGTGTTGATGGAACTAAGGTGGTTAACTTAGGAACTACCTTTAATCAAGGACTATCAATATCAGAGATAAATAAAGGATCGGGTGATTTAATTTACCTAGATAATCGACCTTTAATTGCTAGAAACCCTAGACAAAAAGAAGACGTTAAAATCATTCTGGAATTCTAAAAGAAAATGCCACAAAAGACTAATTTAAATATAAGCCCTTATTATGATGATTTTGATAAGGCGAAAAATTATTACAGGGCATTGTTCAAGCCTGGATTTCCAGTTCAAGCAAGAGAGTTATCTGGTCTACAATCAATATTACAGAATCAGATAGAATCTTTCGGTAGTCATATCTTTAAAGATGGATCTATGGTTATTCCTGGAGGGATTACCTATGATAGTACATATTTTTCATGTAAAGTAAATGCAGATCATTTAGGAATAGATGTTAGCATATATCTTGATGCATTGATTAACAATAATGATGGAACGGGAACAAGAATAAAAGGTCAAAATTCATTAATAACTGCTCGTATTGTTAATTATATCCTTCCACCAACTGAAGGTGTTGATGATATTGTCATATTTGTAAAATATGTGGAAGCAGATATTAATAATGTTAGTCAAGCATTTCCAGATGATGAAATATTAATTCTAGAAGAAAATGTTACTTATGGTAACACAACTCTTACATCAGGATCTTCAATATTAACTTTAATTTCTGATACTGCTTGTAGAACAGGAACTTCTGTTGGTATAGAACGTGGAGTATATTATCTTAGAGGAACATTTGTAGATGTATCTAAAGATTTAGTAATTTTAGAACCATTTTCAACTAAACCGTCATATAGGGTTGGTTTTGATGTTAATGAAGAGATTGTTACTGCTGCTGATGATCCTTCATTAAATGATAATGCAAAGGGATTTACAAATTACGCTGCTCCAGGTGCTGATAGATTTAAAATAAGTGTAAAATTAACTAAAAAGGATTTATTAGACTATAGTAATGATACTAATTTTATAGAATTACTTAGAGTACGTAAAGGTGAAATTAAAAAGTTACAAGATAGAACAGTTTATAATCATATAAGAGATTATTTTGCTCAAAGAACATATGATGAATCTGGTGATTATTCTATAAAACCATTTAGCGTCAGTGTTCAAAATTCATTGAATGATGAAATAGGTTCTAATGGAAAATATACTATTGATGAAAAAACTGATAAAGGTGCTATACCATCTGATGATTTGATGTGTGTTAATCTATCTTCTGGTAGAGCATATGTAAGAGGATATGATGTTAATATGTGGAATGAGGTTTTAGATGTAGAAAAACCAAGAGATACTAAAAATATAAAAGCAGGTGCTGTTGATTTTAGAATGGGAAGTATTCTAAAGCTTAATAATGCTGCAGGATCACCTTTACTTGATGTTGGTGGAGATTCTAGTGTTATAGAACTTTATAATCAAAGAAAAGGTGCTACAAACGATAAAAATGGTTTAAAAATTGGTGAGGCAAGAGTATATAATTATGCTGTTTCAGATGCTCCATACGAAAATGCTGGAACATCGTGGGATTTACATATGTTTGATATTCAGACATATACAAATATTAAAATTTCTAATGGAGTTAGTCAAACATTCCTAGAAACTACTTTAGCACCAACTGGATCAAGAGTTAGGGGTAGAAGTAGTGGTGCTATTGGATATGTTGCTGATATTCCAAGAGCTGATGAAATAGATCTATGTCAAACTACAGGTCAATTTATTAATGGGGAGCAATTAATAATTAATGAATCAGAAAGTACCGTTGGTGTCGATACATCCAATGCTTCAATAGTAAGAGTTACTTCATATACTACTGAAGATATTAAGTCGGTATATCAGGCTGCTGCTGATAGTGGTTCTTCTGGTAGTTCTCCAGTAAACTTTACTGCTGATTCTGTTTTATATGATAAAACTTTACCTAATTTCTTACCTACTGATAAATTACTAGTTGAACCTATTGTTGGTGTTAGTGAAGTTACAGCAAAATGCTTAAGAAGAAGATTTGTTGGTGCTGTAGGTGTTAGAACAGATGCTATTATTGGATATCAACAAGTTGGTACAGGTAATAGTACTGTTTATAATAGAGTAAGTGATATTGCTCCTAATGGAGATAATTTAGTTTTATCACCAATTGAAAATGTTGCTGATGCTGGTGTATGGGGAGAAACTACTGGTATATCTACAGAATCAACTTTCTTTGTAAAAGTACCAAAGATTATCAATTTAGGTAGATCTGGGTTGTATAGTCAATTACCTAAGAGAAATATTTCTACTGTTGATCTATCAGATTCTAATTTAACAATAACTCGTCAGGTTAAAGGTCATACTCTTACAGGTAATTTTATTCAGATTACTGCTGATCAGGCAATGGCAGGTGCAGGAAGTAATAATTCTGTAGGAATATCTACTGCATTATTTGAACCATTTGATACTGAGAGATATTCAATTGTTTATGAAGATGGATCAATTGAACCATTAACTTCTGATAAGGTTCAAATTACTGGTGGATTTACAGTTAGATTTAATGGATTAACAAAATCATCTGGTGATGCTACAATAAATGTAACTTTAAAGAAGATTGGGTTATCAAGTAAAGGAAAAGATTTTGTTAGAAGTTCTCAATTAGAAATAACTAATACTTCTGGTGTAACAACATCTACTAAAGGATTGACATGGGATCCTGCTTATGGACTAAGAATTGAAGATCATGAAATATCATTGAATGTTCCTGATGCTGTTAGGGTACATGCAGTATATGAATCAACAAATAAAGATAAACCAACATTTGATAAATTAAAATTTGTATCTGGTCTTGCTTTAGACAATAATACATTTATTGGTGAAAAAATAAAAGGTGTTGAGAGTAGAGCTATAGGTCAAATTGTAGAAAGAACAGAAAATACAGTTTCATATGTACATCTTAACGATAATGAATTTATTTTAGGTGAAAAAGTAGTATTAAATGAATCAAATATTGAAGCTAATTTACAAGAAAAATTTAAAGGTGATTATGTTGATAGAACAAATAATTATAGTTTAGATAAAGGACACAAAAAACAATTCTATGATTATTCTAGAATTGTAAGAAAGAGGAGTTCTTCTATACCATCTAATAAATTATTAGTAGTGTTTGATTATTATCAAACAACTTCAACTTCAACTGGAGATTTCTTTACTGTAAATTCTTATAGTAAAGATAGATATACTAAGGATATTCCCATTGTTGGTATCAATAGGGCAACAGATATTTTAGATTTTAGACCTAAAGTAATTCCATTTGTTGCTGCTAATGCTCCAACTACAGTTAATTCACCATTTTCTTTTGCTAATAGAAAGTTTGAAACTACAACAAAATATGCGGTAGCACCAAATGAAAGTACAGTAGTTGGTTATAGTTATTATCTACCTAGAGTTGATAAATTAGTTATTAATAAATTAGGTCAAGCTGAGTTAATTAAAGGTGTATCTGCGGATAGACCAGCACCACCAACTGAACTTGGTGATTCAATGGAAGTTGCTCAGATAACTTTACCACCTTATTTGTATAGTCCTGAGAATGGTCCAACAATAAGGATGTATGATAATAGAAGATTTACTATGAGAGATATTGGAAAGATCGAAAAGAGAGTTTCCAATCTTGAAGTAATGACTTCTTTAACTGCTCTTGAATTAGATACTAAGTCACTTCAAGTAACAGATTCTAATGGAGTTAATAGGTTTAAAACAGGTTTTGTTGTTAATGATTTTAAAAATAGAGATTTTATCGATTTTAACATAGAGTCTGGATCTAGATGTGATGTTGATGTTGTAAATAAGGAGTTAATAAGTGCTGTTGATTTTTGGTCAGTAAAAGCAGATCTTGCTCTTAATCCAGCTATTGATAGAGCAACTGCTGATTTAGAATCAAATGTTGGATTATTGGATCCAAATTGCCAAAAAACTGGTGATATAATAACTCTTAAATATGATGAAGTTCAATGGTTAGATCAACCACAAGCATCAAGAGTTGAAAATGTTAACCCATTTATGGTTTCTGTTTTCCAAGGTGCTGTTTATCTAAATCCACCATCAGATAATTGGGTAAGAACAATTTATATTGATGATTATAGAACAGAATCTACGGGTGCTAAATGGGTAGAGCATTCACATACTGTTTCTGAGAACACTACAGTTGATGTAGATACAGATATAACTGAAACTGAGATTGAAGCAGATCAAGATGACTTTGAAGGTAATCATACTGATATTACAACTACAACTACAACTACAACAACTACCACAACAGAAACAGGATTTACGAATGTTTTAGAAAATGATATTTACCGTGAATTTGATTATGTTGAAAGTGTTAAAGTATCAGGATCAGCAGATAGGTTTATGCGTTCTAGAAACGTAGCATTTTCTTCTAATGGATTAAAACCATTTACTAAACATATTCATAAACTTGATAGTGGTACTCCAGATTTATTCCCTAAAATCACTAAAATTGAGATGGCAGAAGGATCACAAGGATTCACTGTTGGTGAAAGTGTAATTGTCCATGATGGTGGTATGGGTGGTAGAATCATTGGTGTTGTAAGAGCATCAGCACCTAATCACAAATATGGTCAAAACACACCAGATATTGAAGCTGGAATATCACTTCCAGTCTTACCAATAGAACATTTTAGTAATGATCCTTTTGATAGAACATTACCTGCTCCTGGATCAACCTATTCTCCAACTTCAACTATTTTCAATTGTGATGTTGAAAGTTTAGCAAATGATGTTAATTGTTATGGTTATGTTGTTGTAGGAGCAACACTTATCGGTGAAACCAGTGGTGCTCAAGCAACGGTAACAAGTATAGATCTTATTTCTGATAGGTGGGGAGATTTACAAGGAGCATTCTTCTTTAGAAACGCTCAGGCTGTTCCAACACCACCAAAACTATTCTTTGCTGGTACTAAGACCTTTAGATTAACAGCTAATACTACAGGTGAGTATGTACCCATAGGAAGTACTGCTCATGCTAGTGATGCTACAGGCACATATACAGCCACAGGAACAGTTATAACCCAAGATACAGCAACTGTAGGAGTTAGAAACCCATCTGAACCAGCTCAGAGAGCAAATGAAACTACAACTACTATTAATGTCAATTCAGAATCTTCTACAGAGAGAATAGAAGCACCTTATAGGGATCCTATAGCACAATCATTTACTGTAGATGAAACAGGAGCATTCTTAACTTCTGTTGATGTTTATTTTAATAGAATATCAACAGATAATACAAAACTCTTTGTAGAATTAAGAACTATGGAGTTGGGAACTCCAACAACTTGGCTTGTTCAAGATTTTGCACAAGTATCAGTAAATCCAAATAATATTAGAGTTTCAAAAGATGCTTCTATTCCAACTAATATTAAGTTCCCATCACCAATTTATTTGGAACCTAAGAAAGAATATGCATTAGTATTCTTAGCACCTGGTTCTATTGAGTATGAAATGTGGATAGCTCATAATGGTGAAAAGAATGTTTCAGTACCTGTAGGATTACCAGCAACCACTGACGATTCAACAACTGGTGTTGTAACACAAACTTTCCTTAATGGTAGTTTGTTTAAATCACAAAATGGATCAATATGGACACCTTCTCAAAAAGAAGATCTTAAATTTACTTTATATAAAGCAGAATTTACTTCATCTGGAACAGTTACCTTGCATAATAGTCCAGTTGAGGCAGGTAATGAGAATACTCAAAATCTTCCATCCAACCCAATTACAACTTTGCCTAGAAAATTGATTGTTCCTGTTTCAGGAATAACCGCAACAACTGCACAAGATATACCAGTAGGTAGAAAAATTAGTACTGGTGAACTATCTGATAATGAAGATAAGTGTATTACTGGTATTATAGAAGCAAGAGGTGGTGCTGTTCAAGGGCAAGAATTGGAGATTATTACTTATGGAACAAATTATCCAGTTAGTCAATCATTTACAGCAGTTGAATTTGAATCTGTTACTGGAATTGGAGTTAATTTAAAAGCAAATATTGCTTTTGATGCTGATGGTAAAGCATCACTTACAAGTATTGGTAATGTAAGTGGTGAAACTATGAAATCATTTAAGGTTGGTGAGATCTTAAGACCATCTAAAACTTCATCACTTGCTCTTGGTTTAGATCAAGGATCTGGATTAACAGTTGCTGTTAAAGAGATTGCAGCAACGATTGATACATTATTCTTAACCGATGTTCAAGGTGAAAAATTTGTAGCTAATGAAAAATTAGTTCATTATGGTGCTGCTAATGATACAAGAACCTTTGTAGAAGAAGGAGTTGCTAAAACTTCTGCAGAATCTACAGTAAATGGTGATAAGTATAATGGTAACGTAATACAAGTTTCTCAGTATAATCATGGTCATCATGGTGCTACCAATAAGATAAAAATTAAAGGTGTAGAACCAGATACTGCTTCAACAACACTTACAGGTGCTATTAATGAGTCTGATACTCAAGTTTCTGTTGCTGCTACCGATCCAATATTTGCTAGATTTGCTGGTATAGGTTCTGATAGAGGATTTGCTTTACTTAATAGTGAGATTGTATCTTATATTGTTGGACAAGGTATTCTTAGTTTAGATTCTAGAGGAGTTTCTGGTACTGTTGCCTCATCTCATCCAGCTGGATCAATCATTCAACCATATGAGATAAATGGTATGTCATTAACAATGGTGAATACAATACAGGATGTTACTGTAAATAATACATTAAAAGATGCTGGTAATATTGATACTTACTTCTTAGAACTAGACAGAGGAATGGGATCAAGATCAACTGGTAGAGATCAGTTTAGTTTTGCTACTGAGAAATCAGTTGGTGGTAAGAACGTGGGTATATCACAGAACCATCAATTTAGCAATGCTTCTGCTAAATTTAATGTAATTACTCCTGGCAAAGGAACTCGTGCTAGTGCTTCATTTAGAACGGTTAGTGGTACAAGTGCTGATGGTAATGAAGTATCATTCCTAGATCAGGGATTTGAACCTACTGTTTTAAATGAGACAACATTTTTCCCAACACCAAGAATGCTTTGTTCTAAGACTAATGAAGTAGAAAGATTAACTACTTTACCTGATAATAAGTCATTAACACTTAAAGTTGATATGACAAGTACTGATGTTAATTTATCACCTGTTATCGATGTTAAGAATGCTACATTTATCTTAGGTAGAAATAAGATTAATAATCCTATTGGTTCTGATAATTATGCTACTGATAGTAGATCAACACAGTTATCGGATGATCCACATGGTTCTATATTTGTTTCTAGAAAAGTTACTTTAGCACAACCAGCAACCTCACTTAAAGTTCTTGTTGCTGCTAATCGTCAAGCAGAAGCAGATTTCCGTGTTTATTATAGATTATTTACTGCTGATTCTAGTGAAGTTTCACAAACATATAGAGCATTCCCTGGATATAAAAATATGGTTGATCTTGATGGTGATGGTTTTGGTGATCAAGTAATTGATATCGGAATGAATGATGGTAGACCAGATGCTTTTGTAAAAGCAAATGGACAAGATGATTTCTCAGAATATCAGTTTACTGCTGATGATTTAGAGGAGTTTAGTGGATTTAGTATTAAGATTGTAATGGCATCTACTAATGAATCTGTTACTGTTAGACTTAAAGACTTTAGAGCAATTGCTTTAGCGTGAGGAATTCTGTAAATCCAGCAACTAAATTTATTATAGATCCTAGTGGATCTGGTAAATTAGTAAAATTTCATCTCCCAATAGATCTTAGAACTGTTGATGATAAATTAAAACAATATCCATTTAATCAGATATGAAAACTTTTAAACAATTTTTAGAAGAAGCGGCTAACAGTATTACTCGTTTTAGAGAGCATGGGTATGGTTTAAAACGTGGTGGTCGTGAAGCACCTACCAATTTACCACCAGGAATGAGTGGGTATGGGTTATTACTTAGAAAATTAATGTCCAAAAGAAAAGATGTAGGACCTAAAGAAATGCAGAATTATCAGGACAATCTAAATAAAGAATATAAAAAAATAACAAACCCAGTTCCAAAAGTATGATAAGAGTTGAAGGTCAAAAAAATTTATTTCGTGATGAAAAATCAGGAGCCATAATTGATATGGACAGTAGATCATATGCAAATTATATGGCAACTAAAAATAGAAAATTGGATGAAAAAGCGGAATTGGATGAAATGAAAAAAGATATTGATGAAATTAAAACTCTATTAAAACAATTAGCTAATCAGATAACATCTTAAAGTATAAATAATAGATAGATTCTGAATTGCATACATAA